AAATAGATTCTTGATCCATCTTTTCTCTATCTAATAATCGTTGACTTCTTCCATTCTTATCGATAGGAGTAGCCATCCAATTATAGAACTTTTTCTTTTCAGCTTCTGGAATTGCAAAATCTCGTAATTTACCTTTATTGATAATTTCGCCAATTTCTTTCCAAGTTTGCTGAGTTTGAGCTGCCGCTGTTTTAGCTTCGTCTGCTTGTCTTTGTAACAAGTTTTCTTTATTCTTAGCTTGTGCGGCTGCTATTTTTTTAACAGCTCGAGATGCGTTTTTATATAATAAATTTGCATCTTCATAATCCTGTATAGAGTCTGTAATTTCTTCGGGTTCATATCCTTGCATATCTAAAAAAGTTTCTACTACTTTTCTTTGCATACCTTTGTCTTTTTCATTGAGTTGTAGTTTAGAAAAATCCATTTCTTTAGCTGCAACTTCAAAATACTCTGAAGGATTTCCGCCTGCTACCCTATAGTTCATATATTCTTGAACATCAGGGAAAGCTGCGAATACTTGACCGAATTGCTCTTCTGCCATTTTATTAGCTGTTGCTTTGGTAAGTCCTATGATTCCATCATAGTCCTCAGCAAATTCTCCATCAATTTCATATCCCATTCTTTCTCTTAAAGTCTGGATTATTGATGGCTCTGAATCTTCCTCAGACTCAGATTTTTCAGCTACTTCTTCCGTTTCTTTCGAAACAGGTTCTTCAACGCTTTTATCTTCTGAAGATTCCTCTTCAGCAATAGGTGCTTCTTCTTTTTGCACCTCTTCGGTAGTATCTACTGCTTCAGTAGATTCTTCTACTTTTTCCTCTGGTTTTTCGTCCGTTGGTTCTGTAGAATCCGGAATTTTTTTATCATTTAATAAGTCACTAACTGTAACTTTTGATAAATCTAGGTTTTCTGTTTTACTCATTTTTTACAAAATTAATTAAATTATACTAGTTTTCTATATTTATATATTCAAGTTTTTACACCTTTATATATAGTCTTTTTATGTGGTTTTTTTATTGAGTGCTTTTTCTTGCACCTTTATTTTTTTCTCTTCAATTTCTTTTTTATCTTTTTGTTCTGATCTCTTCTGATTTAGCTTCTCTCTTTCTAATCTTACTTTCTCTAAATCAACAGCATCATTGATTCCATTATCATTCATATCTTGATCAATAACTTTACTTGCTATTTTCATTTCTTCTATATCCATTTTACTATCTCTATCTTTTTGATTTTCAGATGCTTCAAAGTCTCTTTCCGCTTGTTTTTCAGCAGCTTGTGCTTGAATTTGTTGAGATTGCATTTGTTGCGCCTGTTGTTGCTGTTGTGCTTGAATCTCTTTTTCTATTTTATCGACTTCTTCTAATTTAGTTTTTATTTGTGCAAAATTACTACCATCCAATACTTCTGCGATAGTTGATGGTGTACTACCATTTTGAGCAAATGATAATGTAAGTTGTTTTAAAGCTTGTAATTTATCTTGTTCGATAGAATTATTTTTAACAAATACTCCAAATTCTGCTTCTTGATATAAACCAGGATCTATATCTAATATAGCTTCTCTAAAATCACTAGAAATATATTGTGTCTTTTTACCATCTTTCCAAGCTGATTTTGAAGTGTCTAATAAACCATTAAATTCTCTTTCTACAAATTTATCGAATCTTCTAAATAATTCTTCAGTCATAACTGATGATTGAAATACTGCTCTTTCAGTATTTCCTATTCCATCAGAAGCATGAACTTGTCCTTTTCTTTGTCTTGAGATTCCTACTAATTCTTCCCATTCTTGTTTTACTGATTGTAATAATTGAAATTGAGCAGCAATATATTGCCCTAAACTCATATCAAGAACTTGGAATTGATTGAAGGAAACTCTTTCCCCCCTCTTACCCTCTGCAGTCGAATCTATGAACGCGTATCCCATAGCATCTGCATAATACATGAATTTTTCTTCATCCCAACCATGTCTTTTAGGAATTGTATTCATTTCCATTAACATGATTTTATCTTTATTTTTTGCAATAGAAAGTTCTAATCTATAGTGAAATATGTTATATAAGATTTGGTAGGGTACCCCCAAAGATACGATGGATATTTGATCCGAATGTCTATTTGAGTAGATTCTTCCGTTGTAGGGGAGCTTACAAATTGAAAGATTTGACATTTCGTTTCTCTGTACTTGATGAGGTCTGATATTGACATATATATCATTATCAATTCTGTACCCTTCCCAAACCTGATTAACCCAGTAATATTCTACTTGTTCATTAGCTTCTTTATCTACTTTATAAGTTTCATCTATAATCATCTTTTGTTCTTGACCCATTTCGTCATAATAAGTCAATATACCAACACGTGTGAAAGATTTCCATGTAACATGTAAAACTTCAGCAAAGCGTTCAGTATCAGAGTTTGGATAATGTTTATTAAAAGGAGATATAATTCCTGTAGATGTTTTTTGAGATGGATTTTCTAATCGATCTATCTCAGAATCTTTTAAAACGTCATAAAACGAATCAATTATAGCATTAACACTCATAAGTTTACGTCTTACGCACCAATCTCCATCTTCAATAAATTGAATATCAGGAGATTTTTCATAATCTAAATCTAAAGGAGAGACTACTTCATATTCTACTTCTTCCATACATATATCTTTATATGAATATACTTCTCCAGATACTAACCAATCAAAGAAAGCAGTTTGTAAATGATCTGGTAATTCTAATCTATCGATCATATAATCAAGAGCTTCTTGTCCCATAATAGCTCTAGTATCTTTATAATTACTAATAATTTCTTCTTTTAGTCCTTCTAGTTCTTGTAATTCTTTAGATGGCATCCCCGTATCCACTCCCATTTCATTTAAATCATTTACAAATTTTTGTTCTAGGTGTTTTTTTAATTCTTCTTTAAGAAGTTCTTGTTGCATGGATTGCATATCAGAATTACGTACAACTACTTGATGAGAAAAAGGACGTTTAGATTTTTCTCCTATTAATAAATCAACTACCGGTTTTATTATATTATAACTACGTAATTTAGCTGGAAAGCCTTTAGTTTTATGTTTTTCAGAATTATATGGATTTATAACATAATTATAATCAGCTTCAGACATATTGCCATTATAAGCATCATAATATTTATGTAACTTAGATTTATGTTGATTAGAAAAATGACTACGGTCGATAAAGGCATCCATTGTGTCTTTACCCCATTGTTGTGATTTCCGGCTCCTCGGAATCTTTTGTTTAGGAATTCTACTCATAACCTACAAATTACTGAAAAAATTTCCTATTCCAAAAGGATTCTCCTGATTCTTGATAATTCTCTTCCATGTCCTTATTATAGAGATCTTTCATATGAAACATACCTACTAATAGAGAAGAAACACGGTCAAAATTACCTTTTGTGTCATATTTTATTAATTCATCTATCAAAGCTATATCATATATATAATGCAGATTAAGTCTTCTATCACCATCATCTTTTAGTCCTCTAGGAGTTCTAAGCCAGTCTCTTAGATAAATTTCTGCTTGGTTTTTTCTATGACTAGATCCCATAGAAGTTCCATAGGTTCTATTTAATTTACGGATTTTTATTCCATCGGTTTTATCAAATAATTCAGCTTCTGGTAAAAGATAATTTAAAAGTCTATGTCTTTTTGCATAGGGTATAATTTCTCCTCGATCATTTTCAAATCCTATTCGTGCATTAAAATATTGTGCTAATAAAAATAAATTATAATTATATTCATCTTGTGATTCAGGTCTTCCTACATAAGAAGCAACAATCATATCATCAGGTTTTGAAAAATTATTGACTCTTTTTATAACATATGCTGCTCCTAAAGAAGCCCCGTAACCATCACTTGCATAAGGGTCATGAACAATGAAATATAAATCATCTGGTATTTTTTCTTGTTCAGTAGAAGGAGCTTGATATACAACAACACATCCTCTTACATCATCTGATTTATTATGTGGAAATTTATTTACAGGGCGTACTTGATCACTGGGTTTAAAAATTATTCCTTTTGTAGTTTGAGCTAAAACTCCATTAACTGCCATTTTTGTATGAAGACCGGTTCGCATTAATTCATTTCTCCATGAAACTAAAGATGCACCAGGAAACATATTTCCTCGTTGTTGTAAAAATGCTTCTCTAGGCATCCATGGATATTCTGTAATATATTTATCTAAAGTACTAGAATCTTTTGCTTCTTTTTTAAGTTGTTCTCGTTTAGCATCTTCTATTTGTTTTGCTTGTTTCATAAGAGAATTACCATCTTTATCCATATATCCTATTTTATTTTGAAAGGAGGGAAAGAAAAACCCACATTCACTTCCTTGAGATCCTTCATCCCAAATATTATCAAAAGGATATAAATCATATGCTTCTGGATTATAAAACATAGATTCAAAATCTATAGTTCCTCCTTCCATATCACCACCTGTACCAAATAATATAATTTGTCCAGTTACTACACCCCCATCTTCAACACAGGGACGAGTTGCTAAATAAGATGCTTTTAAATTATCAAAAGCCCCACACTCTTCAAATAATACTAATGTAGCAT